TAAATGGCAAACTTTTGCCAATGCTCAAGATGGCAAATATTTAATGCCTATAACTTGGTTAAGATACACCTCAAAGCACAAAACAAATGCTCAAGAGTGGTTAAGAAAAGAACTTAAAAAATTAGGGGTAAACTATGAGAAATAAATATGGATTGCCTTTAATCTATGATTTTAATATAGCTTTAAGGGATAAAAGGAGATTGAAGAATTTAGATTATATGAAATGGAACTGTCCAAAAGGTTGGAAAGAGCTTTGGAGCAAGAAACTAGACCAATTAAAAAAGAATATAAATGAAAGAAAAAATAAAACTCTCAACTGAGATAGATAAAGAAAGACTAGCTATACAAACTTTTAAGAACATCATTGAGGGATCTAGGTCTATCAATGGTGTTACTTGGAATAGAATTAAAAACCTAAAAAGAAAGGATAAGATAAAATATGAGTATAAGTACAGATCAAATGCAATTTAATGAGATTGATGAAGTCTATTCCAAAACTTTTTTTTATAAACAAAAATATGATTGTGCAGATGTTTATATTTGGAGTGGTCAAATATGTTTAGGTAAGGATTTTTTAAAAAAAGTAATTAATTCTTGTAACGATAAAGATATTAAAAATATTTTATCTCAAACTTTAGATGACAGAGAGAACTATTATAATGTTATACCAAGATATGACATGAAAAAAGTAGCCAAAAGAGAAAGTTATGAAAAATTTTGGGGATATAATTATATAAAAGAAAGGATCAAATAATATGCTTGAAACAATTATCGCAATAGAGATTGCTTTACTTATTTTTTATTATGCAACCAATTAAAAATTGTAAAATTTGTAATAAGAAGTTTAAAGACAATACTTTTAATCATATAAAAATTTACTGTAGTGAGAAATGTAAAAAGATTAGAAATTTAAAAGCTAAAAGAGTTTATCCAGATATTATTCAAAAGAATTGTAAGATTTGTAATAATAAATTTAATGATACAACTTATAAAAAACATAGGCTTTATTGCTCACCTAAGTGCAGAAATGTTTTCAAAATGAATAATCCTGCAAGAAAATTATTTAATAAAAGATATACTGAGTCAGGAAGAAAAAGTTTAGTTAATAAAAAATATTCTGCAACAGACAAAGGTAAAAAAAATAAAAATCATAATACTGCTATGCGTCATGCAAGAAAATTAAGAGCAATTCCTTTATGGGCTAATATAGAAAAGATAAAAGAAATTTATAAAAATAGAAAAAAGGGTTATCATGTAGATCACATTATACCCCTCAAAGGTGTAAATGTTTGTGGACTTCATGTAGAAAACAACCTCCAATATTTGACTGCTAAAGAAAACATATTAAAAAGTAATAATCATGCTTAAAGTTTTAGATTTATTTAGTGGTATTGGTGGATTTTCATTAGGTTTAGAATCTACTGGACACTTTGAAACAATTGCTTTTTGTGAAAAAGACCAATTTTGTCAAAAAGTATTGCAAAAAAATTTTAAAAACATACCAATCGAAGGAGATGTAAGAAATGTCAAAGGAGAAAAATACAAAGCAGATGTCGTTACTGGGGGATTCCCATGCCAACCCTTCTCAGTTGCAGGAAAAAGAAAAGGAACAGATGACGATAGATACCTCTGGGATGAAACTATTAGAGTCGTCAGAGAATGCAAACCGAAATATTTTATTGGCGAAAATGTTGAAGGTCTTGTTAATATCCAAAACGGCTTGGTACTCAGACAGGTGCAAAATGATTTGGAAAAAGAAGGTTTCGAAGTCCAATGTCTTATTATACCAGCTTCAGGCATCGGTGCTTGGCATCAAAGAAAAAGAGTCTGGATCATCGGCTGCAATGTATCCAACTCCAACAAGTCAAGATCATTCAAGGAATACAGTTCCTCCATCAATAGGCAAAACAAGAGGAATGGATTTATCAATGAGAGTGGTAGCAGATCAAATGAAAATGTATCCAACTCCAAAAGCAAGTGGTCAAGAGAATGCAGAAACATTAATAAAAAGGAAAGGTTGGAAGAAAGCAAGTCAACACAATCTGACTGCATTTGTTCAGATGTACCCAACACCTTCGGCAAGTTGTCAGATGGATGTAGTAGCACCACCAGAAACAGTTCAACAGAATTCAAAGGGGTGGAGTGTAACCAGAGTTGGAACTGGAACGAAGTTTGGAGCAAAACTGAACGATGTAGTGAACAAGATAGAAAAGATGTATCCGACTCCAATGGCAAGAGATCACAAGGACATAAATTTCAACAACACCTGGAAACTAGGAAACAAAGCTCAACCAACGATGGCAAGGAAAGTTTTAAAAGACAACAAACCTGGTGGCAAACTCAATCCGAACTTTGTGGAGTTCCTAATGGGGTATCCTATGAATTGGACAAGAATAGAGCCAACAGAGTCAAAAGTCTTGGAAACTCAATCGTTCCACAAATCGCAAGAGAACTTGGAAAAGCTATAATAGCAGCAGAAAATGAAGAATGAATATGTATGGTGATGTTAGGCAATGTATTAAATGCGGTATGAGTGCCGATATAGTAGAAAAAGGTAAAGATTACTGTGCTGAATGTTGGTTTAAACATTTTTCCGGTGAAAGCATTGAAGAATACGAAAAAAGAGTTAAACAATTAGATCAAGCAAGAAAGGATAAAAATGAGAAATCTATTTGAAACTATAATTGATGTAGGTAGTGGATTAATTTTATCTACATTAATTCAATTGTTTATATTTCCATTTTTTGATTTACACCCAACAATATTAGAGAGCTTCCATATAGCAGTTATATTTACAGTTATATCTATGATGCGTTCATGGTTTTGGAGAACTTTATTTACAAGGAGAAGAAATGCTAAAAGTTAAATTAGAAGCCAACGAAGTAGAACTAGCCTTAAATATTGCTGCCAAAAGATATATTGGTAATTTAAAAATGGGTAAAACCTTTTCTTATGGGTACACCAAAGGAATTAAATCACAATTAACAGATGGCATATTAGGAGCTTTAGGAGAGGTTGCTTATGCAAAGGCAACTAATAGCTTTTATAATGGTTCTTATTCAGATGATAACCAATTCTATTCAGACTCAGACTTTCAAAATAACATAGAAATAAGAACTCAAGAAAAGAAATCATATAATTTTTTATTGATAAGACCTGGAGAAAAAAAAGGTAAATATATTTTAATTATTAAAGACAACAACGAAGATTTTAAATTTAGTATTATGGGTTCATTTATTTATAATGATGATCTACCACCAGAAAAGCTATCAAATTTTGGCTACCAAGATAGACCTGCAGCTTATAAAATAGAATTAAAAGAACTAAAAGAAACCCTAGAGTAGAATATAATTTGTATAATTTATTGACACTTTTTGTATAGAATATAAAAGATTAAATTATGAAAACAATTGGTAAAGAATGGACAAAAAAAGAAGAAGGTGGAACATTTACAGCAGATCATTTATCACCTTCTCAGCTCAATAAAAGTTTAGATATTTGGTTTAATGATTACATAATCTTAACTGCTAAACAAAGAAAAGATTTATTGGGTAACTTAAACATGGATATAGGAGCAATAGTAGGTCAGGCAGTACAGGATATTATTGTTCATAAATTAACACTTGAAGAAGTAATGAAAGGTAAAAAATGACAGATACTGTAATGATGGAACTTGCAAAGATGCAAACTAAAATTAGAGCTTATGAAAATAATGAAAAGAAACATATTGAGCAATTACATTTAAGGGATAATGAAATATCAGAACTAAAAAAGAAATTAGATTTACTTGAACTTAAAGATCAAATGGTAGCAAAAAATAAAAGTTATTTAGAAGCTAAAGCTCAGAAAGATATTGACCAAATTAAAGAAAACCAAAAGATACAAATGAAAGGAAAAAATGAAACTAAAGCCACAGACGACAGAAGAAAAAAGTAAGGGAGGATTTAAGGAAAGAAGAAAGGAATGTTTAACAAGTGCCAAAAATATTCCAACTGTTGATATTAAAGGTAAAAAATATTCTACAGTTAATGAAAGACACAGACACCTTTTGCAATACTTTCCAGAAGCTAGATTTAATGAAGAAATATTATTCCATGATAATGACAGAGTTGTTGTTAAGACCGAACTATATATTTCTGATACTATTTATGCTGTTGGTCATGCAGAAGAACATAGAAATGCTAACTTTATAAATAAAACAAGTGCTATGGAGAACTGTTCCAGTAGTGCGTTAGGTCGTTGCATAGCTGCATTTGGATTATCAGGTTCAGAATATGCTAGTGCAGAAGAATTAGTAAATGCCTTAAATAATCAAAAGGGATCTACTCAACAAATTTCAATTAAAGATACAATTAAAAAGCAAACAACCGAAACTAAGTTGACTGCTCTGTATTCCGATTGGAAGAAACAAAATGATTCAATAGAAAAAGACTTTGAATCACAACAACAATCTATCAAACAAAATGGAGGACAGAATGTCAGACAATGGTAGTGGTAAGCAAAAGGATTGGGTATTATTTCCTTATGATGCCAACAATGAAAAAGCCATCAAAATTGATTTCTCAGGAAATGTAAATTTAGATAATGGCAACAAGGGTACTATACTTGGTGTCAAAGGTGCATCAAGAGATGGTAATACTAAGTTTGTTAAAGTGTTTGCTCAAGTAGGAGTTCTATTTAAAGGTGATGATAAATTTACTGGCGAAATGAATTATTCTGAAGCTGGTGGACACAAAGGTTTAATTGGTTGGATTAATGAATCAGGTAATATTTTATCTGGTTACAAGAATGAACCTAGACCTAAACAAGACAAACCTAAAAGCAAAGAAATTCCTTTTTAATTGAAAGTAGTTTTTTTATTTATGTTTTTTATAGATGGAACTATTGAGAATATCGTTTATCCTTTTGATAGTTCCTCTATAAATTGCTTTAACAGATTAGAAAAAGTTACAACAATAAATCACTTACCTAAAGGAGTTAGGTACAAAGGAAAACAAGTAGCTGCTTATTGGTGTAAAGATGATGAAGGAAATTATGTCAGATAATGTTAAGTTTATAAGTGAGATAGAAAGATTATTAAAAGAAAAGCAAGATGATTATGGAGAATTTGACCATACCTCTTATGTTATGTCAGGAATTTTAGAAAAATATTTATCAGTTTATAATAATGTTGAGGTCAAAGTACCTTTAAAATTGTTTGGTATCTTTATGATTTTTTTAAAACTTTGGAGAGTTATGCAATCGGAAAATTATAAAAAAGATAGTTTTGATGACATCAATGGCTATGCAGAATTATTAAGGAGGTTAGTAATAAATGAAAAAGAAAAGAGGTAAAAGACCAATGACTCCTAAAATGCTCAGACTATTGCAATATCTTAAAAATTATAGTACAAAACATGGATATATGCCAACATTTTTAGAAATGGCTAATGAAATGGGTTACAAAAGTAAAAATTCAATTAGTTCGCTGATTGAAAAGCTAGAACAAAGAGATGAGATTAAAAGAGATTACTCTGGTTATAGCAGAAATATAGTTTTAAATGTTTAAAGTCTTAAAAAGATCAAGTTTAGAATTAGCAGTTGACTTTGAAGAAGTTTTTGATGGTGCTAGTGTGGAAGAAGCTACACAAAAAGCACATGGTCAGAAAATGCCTAGTGAGTTTGCAAAAGCAAATATCACCGATAACAAACTTATTAGTGCAAATATAAAACTTATTGGTGAGGAGAATAATGAGCTTAAGAAATAGCAATACTAGATTGTACAATAAGCTAGATAAGGCACATAAAAAAGTTTATGCTGCTAAAGATAAGGGAAGGCAATGTGTACATACTCTGAAAGCATTTAAGGAATATAATCAATTATTCCGAAGAATTGTTGAAGCAGAGAATAAAGATGCTAGATTTTTATATACTTAATTAAGTATATATAAAAAGTTGCATAAACACTTAAGGGATTCTATACTCTAAATTAAAGGAAGGAACACAATGAGATTATCACCCAAAGCTAAAAAAAACCAACAAGAAGATAATGCCTTTTATATACATCTAGGTAAAAAATTAAGACAAGCAAGAAGAACTAAGATTAATGAGTTTACCGGTAAAGAAACTATCGTACCTCAGACTAAAGTTGCCAATGCTTTAAAGACAACATTTCAACAAATTGGTAAGTATGAAAAAGGTGAGAATAGAATACCAATTGTTAATTTAATTAAGATAAGTAAATTTTTAAAAAAACCATTAAGTTATTTCTTAGAAGAATATCAAGAACTAGATGTTGTTGCAGAAGAATTTAATATGGCTTTTCAAATAGAAAGTGAAAAAATACAGGAAGGTAAATAATGTTTGTTTCTGTACAAGAAAAACTAGATAAATTAGTTGCACTTACACCTGATGACCAAGAAAAGTTAAGTCATTATAAAAGTATAGTTCCAGCTATGATTGCTAATTGTCATAAGGCTCACCAATCTATTCCAGGTTGGGAGTCTTGTAAGCCAGAGATAGAAGCCTTTAAATGGTTTGATGGTATCAATATTCCTGTTCATGGTTACATAGATTTAAAAGGGGATAAAGTTATTATTGAAGATAAATGTAAGATGCCAAGAAGGGGTATGGTTAAAAAAGATGGCACTAGGTCTTGGTTTCCAGGTAAGTTACCTGACAGACCATCACCATACAATCTTCT